CTGGAGCTTACTGTATTTCTTCAGCTGGGATCAGAAGCTGGTTGAAACTTATGCATAAAAAAACAGCAAACAAAAAGTTATTAGTACTGGCAAAAAAAATACCGCAGATTGTAGAGCAAAACCTTACTACTGAAGAGAAGGTTGAAGAGGTCAACAACCTATTAGTAAATAACAAAATAACAAAAAATATCGGAGCACCTAGAGAAATTGGTGATGTGCTTGATTCAGTAAAAAAAGAACTACAAGATGCTGAAATGATATCTAAAAACCTTATACAGACAGGCTTTAAAAACATAGACAAAAGAATTAAAGGTTTTAAGTCTGGCGACCTCATTGTCGTTGCTGGTAGACCAGGAATGGGTAAAACCACATGGGCACTTAACATAGCAACAGCAAATGTCTTAAAAGGCAAAACGGTTTTGATATTTAGTCTTGAAATGACAAATGAACAGCTAATTAAAAAGATTATTAGTAGCCAATCAGACCTAACAATGGATGTTTTGATAGCTGGAGGGCTATCAGATAAGGAATGGAAAGAATTTGATCTGGTCAACAAAGAACTTAAAGAATCAAGCCTTTATGTGTATGACAGATCACCAATTACTATAGAAACACTTATAAACAAAACAAAAGCAATACAATCGGTAAAAGATATAGATCTCATTGTTGTTGATTACTTACAGCTTTTAATGACTACAAACAAAGCACCAAGTAATTCAGACAGTAGAACAGCATCAATGACATATATATCCAATCTTCTGAAGGGGCTGGCTAAAGATATAGGCTGTCCGTTAATCTCGTTATCTCAATTAAATCGGGGTGTGGAGGCGAGAACGGACAAGCGACCAGTCCTTTCAGATCTGCGTGATAGTGGCTCTATTGAACAAGATGCTGATATGGTAATTATGTTGTATAGACAAGAATATTATGATTCCATAGATACTGGGTCAGCAGAGGTTATAATTAGAAAGAATAGACTTGGAGAAATGGGAGAGTTTGAACTTGGTTTTGATGGGGCAAAATCAAAGTTTTACGATCCAGAGGAGCATGCTTTCGGGGGGAGGAAAGAATATGGACAAATCTGAAAACTTTCATCAACAGCTCAGAGATATTATTCCTGATATTGCAGAAGCTAGAATTAAGATTGGTCAGTTTGAGTCCAACTTAAAAAAAGTTTTTTGGAAAGAGTTGTGTAAGGCTAAAGAAGATGGAGAGCGTAGCTATAATGCTCAAAAATCTAAAGCAGAAGCGTCTGAGGACTATTCTAAGGCGTTTTATCAGCTTGTTAGTGCTAAGGCTAGGCTCGACCAATTAAACACTGAGAAGACCGCTGTTGATATGCAGTTTGAGGAGTGGAGAACTAAAATGGCAAACTTAAGAATGGAGAGGAGTAGATATGGAGCGTGATAAATTTAGTGAATTTGTTTCGCATATGCACATGAGACATATGCAAGAAACACCAAAAGAAACAAACTATAAAGAGTTTGGAAAACCTTATGAAGAATATGTATTATCTAATTTAGATTTTTTACAACAAGAATATGAAAGGCAGAAGTCCAACCAAGCAAGAAAAAGACTGGATGAATTTAATATCCCAGGAGGGTTGCGTAGTATGTAGACTGTACTACGACTGCTACACACCATGCGAAATTCACCATATCAATGGCAAAACCAAACCAGATGCACATCTAGAAACAATAGGATTGTGCTTTCCACACCACCGACAAGGAGAAAATAATGAAAGATTCGTTTCGAGACATCCTTTCAAAGCAGAGTTCATCAGAAGATATGGAACAGAAGAAGAGCTCCTCAGAAAGCTTAGAGAGATCGTCCAAGACAGCACTACATAAACAGGTAGGTGGCAGTCATTACAAAAATATGCCTATACAGGTTGTTGAGTTCTGTCAGTTAAATAACTTAAACACCTGTGAGTCTAATGTTATAAAATATATTGTAAGACACAGGCTCAAGGGTGGTGTTGAAGATGTTAATAAGGCAATACACTATGCAGAGCTACTAAAACAGTTAGAGTATTCCGCAGATGAAACACAAGAAGAATGGACAGATTGATAATCTTAGATACTCACACAACATAAGCCTACTTAAAACCCATAAAGAACGCATGGATTATATGTCTGACATAGATCCAAAGTGGCATGATCTTATCTATTTAACTGCTATGCAGATGGGTTTAGCCAAGACTATTGCCAGCCTGCCCACTCGGGAGGAAAGAAAAAAGGCATGGCAAGAGCTACCAGATCACAACAAAACATTGGAAGGCATGAAAAATATGGTATATCATAGGGTAGTTAAACTTTTTGGAGGACATAATGGCAAAAGGAGTTAAACACTACAAGAAAGATGGCAGTCTTCATAAAGGGGCATCACACAAAATGTCCAACGGTCATCTGCACTCTGGTAAAACACACACCAAATCTAGCGTAAGGCTCTTTCATTACGGTCAACTATCCAAAAAAGCACAAATGAAAGCAAAAAAGTCTTGGAGGAAATAATGGCTTACGGATACGGAATGGGCAAAAAAAAGAAAAAGAAAAAACCTATGTCAAAAAAAGGCAAAGGTAAAATGAAAAGGAAGTAAGATGCCAGGCAAACACAAACTTACACCAAAGCAACTTAAAATAGCTAAAGTAAGACCACCCTTTAATAAAATAACGGGTGCTGACTTTAAAGCATTGAGAAACAGGCGTGGCAAAAAAAAGTAAAAAAAAATCTACTAAGTCAAAGATACCTAGTAATGTAGTCAACAAGGCACTATATTCTAGGGTCAAAGCGGCTGCAAAAAGAAAGTTTAAAGTTTTTCCAAGTGCTTATGCTTCTGCATGGTTAGTGCGTGAATACAAAAAAAGGGGGGGAAGATACAGATGAAATACTTACACAAACTATGGGGCTGGGTTAAATCAGCTTGTTTATGGGTATGGCATAAGCTTGTAGCTGTTTGGCATTGGCTTGTTGGTCTAGTTAACAAAGATGGCTAAACCTACTGGAGGTCTCACCGCTTGGTTCGGGAAAGGAAAGAAAGGAGACTGGGTAGACATATCTGCACCTAAAAAGAAAGGTCGCTTTCAACCATGCGGTAGAAAGTCTGCATCTAAAAGCAAAAGAGGATACCCAAAATGTGTCCCAAGATCCAAAGCAAACTCTATGACTAAAGCACAAATACGCTCTGCTGTGCGTAGAAAAAGAGCTGTCAAGCAAGGGGTGGGTGGAAAACCAACAAATGTTCGGACTATAATTAAGAGAAAAACCAGGAAAAAGAAAAACAAATAATGGCAATAACTTATAGAGGAGAAAGGTTTAGTGGCTACAATAAACCTAAAAGAACACCAAACAAGAGCAAAAAATTTGCTGTATTAGCCAAACAAGGCAAGAAAATAAAGCTTATAAGGTTTGGTGATCCCAACATGAAGATCAAAAAAAGCAGTCCAGCAAGAAGAAAATCTTTTAGGGCTAGACACAGATGCGACACAAGTCCACCTAGCAAACTTACTGCTAGGTATTGGTCGTGTAAAAAATGGTAGATTGTTTTGTTAAGTAAAAAAGAAGAACTTATACATAGGTTTGAGCAAAAAGGACACGATAGAGTGGTTCTTAAATGGATACCTAAAAACCCCTATGGTAAAAGAAATAAAAATAGCGGTTGGATTTATAAACTTGCTGGTGATATTGAGTGGAATAAACTTGGCAATAACTTTGAAGATGCCTTGAAGGAGATAGACTACATATAATGTTTTTCAGAAAATCAAAACCACAAATGACAAAAGAGGGCATTGAGCTTATAAAATATTTCGAGGGCTGTCCAACAGACTCCGAAGGTAATGCAGTTGCTTATCGTTGTCAGGCTAATAAAAAAACTATAGGGTTTGGCAGTTTATATCTTAAAGACGGCACTAAGGTAGAGGATGGCATGAAAATTACTATGCAAGAAGCAGAGGACTTGCTTGCACACGAACTCAAAAAGTATGAGAAATATGTAAACAACTATGTGGAAGTAGACCTTAACTCAGATCAATTTTCGTCTTGTGTTGCTCTTTGCTTTAACATAGGTGGAAATGCGTTTGCATCCTCCTCCGCCTTAAAAAAGATAAATGCAGAAGAGTGGGATGATGTTCCTGAGAAGATAAGATTATGGAATAAAGTAACTATTGATGGAGAAAAAGTGGTTTCAGATGGGCTTGTGGCTAGAAGACAAGCTGAATCACTTCTCTTCCAGTCCAAGCCCTGGAGGTAATCGGGGGGAAAGAAAAATAAAACCCTATTCTTTTATAACTTCTGCTAAATTATCATCAGCATTCAATAGATCGTCTGTAAAGTTAGACACAAGCTCTTTAACTTTAGGTGTCAATTCTCCTCCGTGATCTAAAATAGCGTTGTAAACCCTCTCCTGTAAAGATTCAAAAGTAGATTTCATAATACCCTCCCCTATGTATTTGTCATTGTAGCATCAAAGTCTTTATCTTTCTTAACACTCTTAGATGCTTCTCTTACAAGCTTTTTGCCATCAGCTTCTGTTGGTGCACAATCTACAGCCATCTGCGTAAAGAAGCATATACCATGCCAAACCACCTCTTGCACATCTAATCTTTGTGCATCTTGTACAGTATCTAATAAATCCTCAAACAGTCTTTCTCTAATTTTATCTTTCCTACCCATCATTCACCTCCTCAACATTACTACATTCCCAATCTTTAGAAGCATCACGACCAATAGCCATTATCAATTCTTCATAAGCTAAATCCCCCGCTTCATCTTCGTCTTTTGCTTCTACAACATAATCGTATTGCAAAGTTTCATATGGTATAAAAGACACCCTGTATTCTTTTGGTTTACTCATCATTCACCTCTGTAATTTTTCCTTTCTTTATAACTTGTAAATTATCTGCTGATAGTATTTGGAAGGGAAAACCGATCCAATTATTTTTAATTTCATCTTTGTAAAAATCTTCAAGTCCTTTTCCATCATCCCTATCAGACCACTTACAGTTTTCTATATCTTGTATGTGATTATTAACACAAGATTCACAACAAAATAAGTCATATGGTCTTATATTGATTTCAATAAATG